ATCGCTGTGCAGACAGGCGGGGCGCTTGTCTGGGCAGGTGCGGCGGCGCAGCGGATATCCACGCTGGAGGATCGCGTCGATCTCGCCCACCCCATTGCCGAACGCCTCGCTCGCGTAGAGGCGCAACTTGGCGCCGTGCGGGCCCAGCTTGATCGTATCGAGAGCAGACTGGAGCGGATCGATGAATAGGTCGGTACTGATCGAGGGCTATGCCGCGCTATTCGGTGTGCCGGACCTTTCCGGAGACGTGATCCGCGCTGGCGCGTTTGCGCGAAGCCTGCGCGCTGGAGGCGTTCCAATGCTGCTGCAGCACAGAAGCGGCGCAATTGCCGGACGTTGGACACGGCTTGTTGAGGATGGGCGTGGGCTGTTCGTCCGTGGGCTGATTGAGAGCAAAGGCTCTCTGAAGCTCGCTTCGCTCGGGCTTGATGGGCTTTCGATCGGCTTTCGGGCCCGGCTCTGGACGCCGCGCGTCGAGGGCGGTCGCGAGCTTAGCGATGTCGAACTTGTCGAGATCTCACTCGTCGCCGAGCCGATGCAGCCCGCTGCCAGATTTTCAATTGTTGGAGACGTCGCACGGGCGGCGTGAATGAGGAGAAGCGTCCTTGTGGTTCGACTTCGCTCACCATGAGGGTGCCACACGAGCAAGGCGAAGGCGCAAGTCGCCTGAGCGAAGCGAAGAGACGCGATTGAGCAGGAGAAACAAGTGACCAAGGAAACCAAGATGGCGGGAACAGACATGAAGTCCGTCGCCGCCGACATGATGGCCGCCTTCGAGGCCTACAAGCAGGCGAATGATGCGCGCCTGTCAGAGATAGAGGCTAAAGGCACGTCCGACGCGCTGCTCGACGACAAGCTGAAGAAGCTTGACCGCAGACTTGACCAGCTGAGCCTCAAGGCAGCGCGTCCGACTGACGGCGCCCTGCCGGACGATAGCCATGAGGAGCGCTCGCAGGCCTGGTCGCGATATCTGCGCTCTGGTGATGAGAGCGGGCTTGCCCGGCTTGATGTGAAGTCGCTGTCGGCCGGGATCGACGAGCAGGGCGGATACACGGCGCCGCCCGAACTCGACCGGATGATCGAAGCCCGCCTGATGCAGGCCTCGCCCATGCGCCAGATTGCGAGCGTGCGGCAGACGTCTGCTGGCGTCTATCGCAAGCCTGTCAGCCTTGGCATAGGGGCGGCCTGGGCGGGCGAGACCGATGCGCGGCCCGAGACGACGACAGCCGGCCTCAGCCTGCTCGAATTTCCCGCTGGTGAACTCTACGCCATGCCGGCGGCGACACAGACTCTGCTCAATGATTCCTATGCCGATGTTGATGAGTGGCTCGCCGACGAAGTCGAGGCAGCGTTCTCCATCCAGGAAAGCGCAGCCTTCGTCACGGGAGATGGCTCAGGCAAGCCGCGCGGCTTCCTCGACTATACGATTGTCGCTGAAGCCTCGCATGCCTGGGGCCAGATAGGCTCGGTCGCGGGCGATTTTGCGCTCGATGATGCGGGCGACCAGCTCATCGACCTTATCCAGACGCCGAAGAGTCAGTTCCGCGTGAATGGACGCTTCGTGATGAACCGGCGCACCGTGGCAGCGGTTCGTAAGCTGAAGGATGGCGATGGGCGCTATCTCTGGCGGCCCGGCATGAATGGCGAGGCGCAGACGATCTTCGGCTATCCGGTAACCGAGCTGGAAGACATGCCGGATATCGGGACGGGCAATGCAGCGATTGCGTTTGGCGACTTCCGCCGCGGCTATCTCATCGCTGACCGTCAGGGTGCGCGCGTGCTGCGCGATCCATATTCCGCCAAGCCCTACGTGCTCTTCTACACGACGAAGCGCGTCGGCGGCGGCGTCCAGAACTTCGATGCCATCAAGGCAATGGTCTTCTGATGCTGATCATTCGGGCGCGGCGAGGAATCCGCGCCCGGACGTCCTCCCAGACTTTCATCAAAGGAAATATCCATGTTTGAATCCATTTTCACGACCCTGGTCCGTCAGGCCGCTCTCCTGACCAAGCCTCAGCAGGACGAGTTCACCACGAAGATAGCCGAAGCGGTGGCGACGCTCATCAACTCGACTGAAACCCAGATTGATGACGAACTGCTTCGTTCGATCGCGCTGCCGATTGGCGGGGCAGTCATCGAGAAGCTTCAGACGCTGGTCTAAACGCCGGGCGCAACCGCAAACTCATTTAAAATCCGAAAGATAATCATGACACTGACGGTGATTTCACCGCCGGGCGAGGAGGCTTTGTCTCTCGCTGAGGCGAAAACCTGGCTGCGCATCGGCCATGATGGCGAGGACCAGCTGGTCAGCGACCTGATTGCCAGTGCGCGGTCGAGACTGGAGGAGGCGGCGGGACTCGCGCTCGTCACACGGACGCTGCGAAGGACGTTGCAATGCTGGCAGGCCGGTTTCCAGGCTAACGGTCTGCGGTTGCGCCCGACGCCCGTGGCCTCACTCGTCAGTGTCACTCTTATCGATACAGATGATGTGCCTGCTGACGTGACCTCCCACTTCGAGGTCATGCGCGGAAAGCTCCTTGTAAGGCAGACGAGCTGGTGTCCGCCATTGCCTTTTGGCGCGATCGTCGAGGTCGACTTCGAGGCGGGGTTTGGAGATGCCGTCGATGTGCCGGAGGATCTCGTCCAGGCGCTGAAGGCCATCCTGCTGGAGATGTATCGGCGAAGGTCTGACGCATCGATTCCGGAGGCCGCTCAGGCGGTCATCGCGGCGCGCCGGGAGGTGCTGCTATGAGCGCCGACGGCATGATCTGGTCTTCCGAGGCGGCCTTGCAGGGGGCGTTTCTTGAGGCGCTCCGCTCCGACAATGATGTGCAATCACTGCTCGGGAACCCGGCCCGCATCTTTGATGATGAAACAGACGCGCCAGCTTTCCCATACGTCGTGCTGGAAGGCCACGAATGGGAAGACAGGGGTACGTCACTGGCTGCGGGTCAGTCGCACACGCTGACCCTTGCCATCCGCTCGCGAGATGGTGGGCGCGCGGCAATCAAGAACATCATCGGCGCCTTGCGGGCAGGCTGTGAGCAGATGACGCTCTCGCTCACGGGCCAGCGCGTCGTGCTGATCCAGCCGCTTTATGGCGATGCCATGCGCACGCCCGACATGCGCGAGTTTCGCGGCTTGCTCCGTATCAGTGTCATAACAGAGGAGGCTGCGTAATGGCGGGGCAGAGAGGGCGTGACGTCCTGATCAAGCTGTCTGACGGACAGGAACCAGAGACCTTTGAAACACTGGCCGGAATTCGCACCAGTGAGTTCGAGCTCAACCAGCGTGCCGTTGATGCCACCAGCGCTGACAGTCCGCAAGGCTGGCGAGAACTGCTCGCCGGCGCAGGCGTGAAGTCGATGCGGGTGCGCGGGCGGGGCCTCTTCAAGGACAGCGCGAGCGATGCGCGCATGCAGGCGATTTTCTTTGCCGGCGCTATCGAACGCTGGGAGCTCATCGTGCCGGGTCTTGGTCAATTTACCGGTGCGTTCCAGATCGCGCAGCTCAGCTATTCAGGCACTCATGATGGCGAGGCGATGTTTGCGGTCGACCTGCAAAGCGCCGGAGAACTTTCTTTCGGAGCCGCCTCGTGAACGGCGCCCGGGGAGAGATCGAGATGCAGTTCGGCGGCAAGCGATACGTGCTGTGCCTGACGCTGGGCGCGCTCGCTGAGATAGAGACATCGCTCGGGTGCCGCTCGATCACTGAGCTGCAGCTAAGAATGAAGGCACTCACAGCTCGGGAGATTGCCGGCGTGCTCGCCGCGCTTCTGCGAGGTGGCGGCCAGTCCGGTGAAGGCCTGGACGCATTGTGTCGAAATGTCCCGGCCGGCGTCGCCGCGAGCGCGGTGGCGGAGGCATTTCATGCTGCCCTGGGCTGAAATGATGCGCGGGGCGGCCATGATCGGTCTTAGCCCCCATACGTTCTGGGCGCTGTCGATCCGCGAATGGCACTGGCTGACCAGCGACCGGCAGATCGGTCTCCCGCGCCCCGACTTTGACAGGCTTCAAAATACCTATCCCGACCGGAAGGAGGGGGATCATGGACGAGTTTGAATCGAATTTGACGCGGGCAGGCGATGCGCTGTCTGCGCTGTCCGACGGGCCCGGAACCACAGCTGCGAAACTTCTGGAAGACGCCTTTGCGGATGCGGGGCGGTCCATCGAGCAGACGTTGGCACGTGCCGCCCGTTCTGGCGAGCTCGACTTTTCCCGCATGGCGCAGTCGGTGCTCGCCGACCTCGCACGGATTGCGGCTGAGGCCGCCCTGGCGAGGGCGGGTGTGGGACAGGCGACGCAGGCGTCCACCGTCAACATCCACATGCCCCGACATGCTTCATCCAAAGCGGTCGGTTCACATGGCGAACTCAGCAAGGCGCTGGCGAAAGCGGCGGCATTGGGAGGGCGTTACCTGTGAGCCTTGAGACCTTTCACGAAGTACGCTTCCCGCTCGCACTTGGGCGCGGCGCTTCGGGTGGCCCGGGCTGGTCAACCGAGATTGTCGCCCTGTCGAGTGGCGGCGAAGTGCGCAATGCCCGTTGGCAGGCTGCCCGCCGGCGATGGGATGTGGCAAGCGCTGTCAGTTCGGTGTCGGACCTGTCATTGCTCGCTGACTTTTTCTCTGCGAGGCGCGGCCGGCTGCATGGGTTCCGCTTTCACGACATGCTCGATCACGCATCATCCGGGTATGGGGCAGGGATTGAGCCGACCGATCAGGTCCTCGGCACGGGAGACGGCGAGCAGGTCTCGTTTCAACTCATAAAGTCCTATGGCGCGGTAAGCCGCACCATAACCAAGCCGGTTGAGGGCACTGTTATCGTGGCGCTGGATGGCGTTGCTCAACCGGATGGCTGGAGCGTCGACACCACGACCGGTCTCGTGACTTTCGAGGAACCGCCCGAGTCGGGCGTTGAGGTGACAGCAGGATTTGAATTCGACTGCGCCGTTCGTTTCGACACTGATTTTCTCGACATCACGGTGGAGACCATCGGAGCGGGCCGCGCCGTCAGTGTTCCCTTGGTCGAAATTGTCTGAGGGGGGCCATGCGACTGATAGACAATACGTTCAGAGAGCGCCTTGCGAGTGGGTCACTGACGACATGCCTGTGCTGGACGCTGATACGTGAGGATGGTTTCACGCTGGGTGTGACCGACCATGACCGCGCCGTCCTGCGTGATGGCATCATTCACCAGCCGGGCGCGGCGCTTGAAGCGGGGCGCTTCGAGACGGCTGGCGGGCTGCGTCCTGGGCGGGCAGCGGCGGCGGGCGCATTGTCGGCGGATGCCATCACTGATGCGGATCTTGCGGCAGGGCTCTGGAATGGTGCCCGCGTGCATGTGTATCGGACAGACTGGGAGGCGCCGCAGCATTACGCCTTGGTCTGGACAGGGTATCTCAGCGAGGTGGTACAGACCGAAAGCGGTTTTGAGGCCGAACTCATCTCTCTCAAATCCGATCTTGAGCGACCGGTGGGGCGAACCTATTCGCGGCGGTGTGATGCGAAGCTCGGCGATGCCCGATGCGGGCTGACGGGCGTCGAGGGTGCGACGTGTGACAAGCGGTTTTCGACCTGCTGCGAGACGTTCAATAATGCGGCGAACTTTCAAGGGTTTCCGCACATGCCAGGGCCGGACGCTGTGCTCGCTGGGCCTGCTGCGATCGGCAATGATGGCGGCAAGCGATGAAGCGCGCGGATATCGTGACCGAGGCGCGCAGCTGGCTCGGCACGCCATACCAGCATCAGGCGAGCCGCAAGGGCGTCGGGACAGACTGCCTCGGCCTGCTGCGCGGTGTGTGGCGGGAGCTTTGCGGAGAGGAGCCGGAAGGCATGCCGCCGTATACGCCTGACTGGGCGGAGCTTTCGGGACGGGATGAGCTGCTTGAAGCCGCCCGACGCCACCTGGTCGAGATCGCGCCCGGCAATGCCGCGGCTGGTGACGTGATGCTTTTCCGCATGGGGCTTGGGTGTCCAGCCAAACATTGCGCCATCGTCTCCGGCGAGGCGCGCATCATCCACGCTTACTGGGGCCGCAGCGTCTGTGAGACGCGGCTGGTGCCGTGGTGGACGCGCCGCGTGGTTGCCGCCTTTTCATTTCCGGGACTGGAGGACTGA